TTATTATGCAGCACCTGCATATTTAAGCTCAACAAATTCATCTAATGTATTCTTGGCTAATTGCCCAGATCTATTATTGTATGCAACATTAGGTGAAGCAGAACCATATCTTATGAATGACGCAAGAGTTCAAACTTGGGCTGCATTATATGATAGAGGTGTAAATTCATTAACAGCAGCAGATGATTCTAGTGAGTACACTGGCAATCTTTCAATTACAACAGCATAAGGAAAAATCATGGCAGAAATGAGTAATTATTTAGAGAACGCACTTATAAATGCAACTCTACGCAACACATCATATACATCACCAACAACAGTTTATGTATCACTATGGACTTCAAACCCTACAGACGCAGGTAGTGGTACAGAAGTAAGTACATCTGGCACAAGTTATGCCAGAACAGCAGTTACATTTGGAGCACCTTCAGATGGTGCATCTACAAACAATGCTGACGTTACATTCCCAACAGCAACAGCTTCATGGGGAACAGTTGGTTGGATTGGTATCAATGATGCTTCTACATCTGGTAACTTACTTTACCATACACCATTAGATACATCTAAAACAATTGATACTGGTGACATCTTTAAGATAAGTTCAGGAAATTTAAGTGTCACGTTGAGTTAGTGTGATATAATAACGGAAACTTTATAATGAGGAATCCGTTATGTATCAAGAAAAAAGGCATCACAATTGCAAATTATCTTATGATGATGAATTAAAGGTCATAGATAAATACAAAGAAGGTTTAAGTTTAGAAGCTGTAGGTAAATTGTTTAACGTTAATTTTGTAACTATAAGAAATGTTCTTAAAGGTCATAAAATAGAACGTAGAAAACAAGGAAATAAAAATAAAATATTTGATGATAAGTTCACTAAAACAGTTATTGACTTGTATAAAGGTGGATTAAGTCAAGAAAAAATAGCAGCAAAATTTCATACTTCACAAAAAGGAATATCAAGACTATTGCAATTTAATGGTATTGATTGCGGAATGAGAAGAGGTGAAAGACATCATGCTTGGCAAGGTGGTAAACACGTTCAAAGCGGATATGTTTTTGTATCTATAACAAAAAACAATCCATATTCATCTATGGCAATATCTAACGGATATATATTAGAGCATAGATTGGTTATGGCACAGCATCTAAAAAGACCTTTAACAAAAAATGAAACAGTACATCATATCAATGGTGATACTCAAGACAATAGAATAGAAAATTTACAATTAAGACATGGGAAACATGGAAAGCATCAAGTATTTGTATGCTGTGAATGTGGCTCTCATAATATTAAATCAACAACTTTATAGGAACATAAATGGCATTAGTTGTTAAAGATCGTGTCCAAGAGACTTCTACCACCACAGGCACAGGCACTATTACGCTTGGTGGTGCAGTTACTGGCTTTCAATCATTCTCTGTTATCGGTAACGGTAATACTACTTATTACGCTATCGTAGGTGGTGCAGAATGGGAAGTAGGTCTAGGCACTTACACATCTTCAGGCACTACTTTATCTCGTGATACTGTATTAGAATCTAGCAATAGTGGTTCTTTGGTAAACTTTAGTGCAGGTACAAAGAATGTATTTGTTACTTATCCTGCTGAAAAAGCTACATACCAAGATGCTAATGGTGATGCTTATGCACCACAGTTTGCTGCTAGTAACGGACTTAATGTTAATAACGGAACGATAGGTACATCTTACACATTCCCTACAGGATATAACTCTGTAGAAGCTGGGGACATCACAATTTCTGGAAGTGTCACAGTTACAGTTCCAAGCACATCAAGATGGGTGATTATATGAGTACAATTATAAACGCAACTACCACTAATGGAGTAGTTATACAGCCTGACAATAGTGGGTCTTTAGTATTACAAACTAATAGCGGAACTACAGCTCTTACTATAGATACATCACAAAACGTAGCCTTTGCTAAAGGTTTTACTGTAGGTGCTACAGCAGCACCAGCGTTTAGTGCATGGCAAAGTTCAGCACAAACATTGTCTAGTACAACTTTTACAAAAATTACATTTACAACAGAGCTTTGGGACACAAATAGCAATTTTGCATCTAGTCGTTTTACTCCAACTGTAGCTGGATATTATCAAATTAATTCAGGGCTTTATACAACAACTAATCAAAATGTTTTTGTAGCGGTAATATACAAAAATGGAACAGCATATAAACAGCAAGTTCAAGGAGGAGCTTCTTCTTTAAATGGCATTGGAGTAAGTGGTATTGTTTATTGCAATGGTTCTACTGACTATATTGAAATTTATGGATATATGTCTACAGGTTCAGCTTTACTTGCAAGTGAAAGTCATACTTGGTTTGATGGCGCATTAATTAGGAGTGCATAATGACATTATACGAAAAAATTATATCTTTATATCCTAATCTTACACAACAAGACTTCTTAACTGTTATTATTCTACAAAACAATTCAGACGGTAAAGGTGATTACATAGCTAAATGGGAACATCCTACTTTACCTAAACCAACAGACGAGGAATTGGCATAATGGCTAACCTTATACTTAACGGTTCTACATCTGGTAGCGTTACATTATCCTCTCCAGCAGTATCAGGCACAACTACGCTAACATTGCCAGCTACAAGTGGGACTGTTGTAGTTACAAGTGGCGCACAAACTATAGAGTTTGCAGACGGTTCTGCATCTACGCCTTCTATAACTAACTCTGGTGATACTAATACAGGCATATTCTTTGCTGATGCTGATACCATAGCTGCTAGTACTGGTGGTTCTGAACGTATGCGTATAGACTCTGTAGGTAGACCATTAATTAATACTACTTCAGCTTTAAATGCAGGTTATATGAGTATGTTATTTGATGGACAAACATATAATGGTTTTACATTAAAAACAAGTTATGCCACTACAGGTAGCGTATATCTTTATTTTATTAATAGTGCTGGTAATGTAGCTGGATTTGTTTCTCAAAATGGAACTACAACTGTTTCATATACAACATCATCTGACTATCGTCTAAAAGAAAACATTGTACCTATGACAGGTGCTTTAGATAAAGTTTTACAACTTAAACCTGTTACATATACATGGAAACAAGATGGTTTAAATGGTCAAGGGTTTATTGCTCACGAATTACAAGCAGTAGTACCAGACGCAGTAGTTGGTGAAAAAGATGCTGTAGACGCAGAAGGCAATCCTAAATATCAAGGTGTAGACACATCATTCCTAGTAGCTACTCTAACAGCAGCAATTCAAGAACAACAAGCAATCATAGAAACTCTAAAATCAGACATATCAGAACTAAAAGCAAAGGTTAATGTATGACAATTTCGCTTTCCGGCACAAATGGAGTCACATTCCCAGACAGTAGTCTACAAACTGCTGCAGCGTCACCTTTTGGGCTAAAGAACCGTATTATAAATGGGGATATGGTAATAGATCAGAGAAATAATGGTGCTAGTGTTAGCACAACACCTACTGATGCTATTTATACTTTAGATAGATGGATGGCTGCTTTTAGTGTAGCAACTAGATATACCGTACAACAAAATGCAGGAAGTGTAACACCACCAGCAGGCTTTACTAATTATTTAGGAGTTACATCTTCAGCGGCAACTTCTGTTGGCGCTAGTGACTATTATTTCTTACAGCAAATAATTGAAGGTTTTAATACTTCTGATTTAGCTTGGGGTACAGCAAATGCTAGAACAGTGACGTTATCATTTTGGGTGCGTAGTTCGCTAACTGGAACATTTGGTGGTGCATTAACTAATAGTGCGCAAAATAGAAGTTATGCATTTAGCTATACAATTTCTGCTGCAAATACTTGGGAACAAAAGACAATTACTATTTCTGGAGATACATCTGGCACTTGGCTTACAAATAACGGTGCTGGAATTAGACTTCGCCTTGGTTTGGGTGTTGGTTCTACATTTAGCGGAACTGCTAGTGCTTGGTCAGGAAGTAACTTTTTTTCAGCCACAGGAGCAACATCAGTAGTCGGAACTAACGGAGCTACCTTCTACATCACAGGTGTCCAACTAGAAATAGGCACAACAGCAACACCGTTTGAACGCAGAATGTATGGTCAAGAACTTCAGTTATGCCAAAGATACTATGAAAAGAGTTATAATGTTCTTACAGCTCCAGCGACTGTAACAGATGAAGGTAGATATATATTACAAGGTTCTTCTGATTCTGGAAATAATTTATCAGTTCCTATATTTATGCAAGTTAGTAAACGAGCTGCTCCAACATTTACTGGGTATATTGCAAGTACAGGTGCATCAGGAAGTTGGGTTTACGGAAGAAATGGAGCATCTGGAAATGCTACAATAACATTTATTAATGCAGGAACTCAAATGGCTCAAGCATATATCAATGTAGGGTCTGCATGGGTAACTTGTTATGCAGTAGGGCATTGGACATCTTCTGCGGAGTTATAAAATGTATAAAAAATATCAAAAATATAATGGAATAGAATTAAATTGCATTTTAAGATTATCAGACAACGCTTGTATCCCATTTGACCCAGCTAACACAGACTACCAAGCCTACCTAAAATGGCTTAACGAGGGAAATAACCCTTTACCAGCAGACGAATAAGGAGAACTAAATGTTTGGCATAGCATCATTCTCGCAAAGCCCATTTAGCTCTTTAGCAGGAGGACAAACACTACTAGCTTCAGCTAGTGTAAATGCAACAGCTACTGTTACAGCATTAGGTTATAGAATACTACCATTTAGTGCTGCTATTACAGGAAATGCTACTGTAACAGCTAGTGGAAATAGACTACTATTTGGTAATGCAGTAGTAAACTGCACAGGTACAGTATCAGCAAGTGCTATTAGAGAACGCACAGGTGTTGCAAGTATTTCATGCTCTGCAATACTAACTGTAGATGGTTTCTCATTTATCTACGCTACAGCAGATGTAAACTGTACTGCCACAGTAAGTGCTAGTGCTAATACGACATTATTCGGTAGTGGTGCAATTTCAGCAAATGCTACAGTTACTGCTAATGGTAATAGAGTACAGTTTGGTATTGGCTCTATCACAGGTAATGCTACTGTTACAGCAAATGCTAATAGCATATTCTCTGCTAACGGTGTTATTACAGCTAACGCTACAGTCACAGCATCTGCACAAAGAACTAGAACAGACTCTGCAAGTATTAATGCTACAGGTACAGTTACTGCTAACGCTAATAGAATTACATTTGATAG